TTTAGCCGCTTAACAAATTCATCAGTAGTGAAATACTCACCATTATAATTTAACTTATTACTTGGTCCTTCCATTATCTTTTTAAGTTTGGCCACTTCAATCCAAGAAGCAAAATCAGCTATGCCACTATCAAAGTAGACGCTGAATTCAGTTTGTTTAAATGGCGGACCAAGTCTATTTTTTCTAATAGTAGCCCGAACAGATGTTCCAATAACTTCTTTATTTTCATTTTTAAGTTTATCAATCACTTGAAATCTAACTTTTACAGAACTATGAAATGATGTAGCCTTGCCACACGGCTCAATATAAGGATCAGCAAATTTCATCGCTTGCAAATTTTGCCTAAGCTGATTTGTCATTACCAATAGTATTCTTCGTTTAGCAATAAGATTGGTTAATTTTCTCATTGCTTCAGAAACGATAATAGCTTTGCCAGTAGCATAACCCTTTCTTTCATAATCAGCTTCCAATTCAAGTTTAGTACTAGCACCAGCAATAGAATCTAAAATTATTGTACACAATCTATCACTATTCGATTTTCTAACCAACCCAATAATATCCTCAATATTTTGGAATGCTCCTTCAATAGTATCTTGGGATATATAAAGCATCTTTTTCAAATCAACACCGAGAGCATTCCAGAATTCTGGAGCGGCTGATGCTTCTGTATCTATATAAACCGCTTGGCCGCCTTTTTTCTGTGTATTAGCTACAATGTGAGCACACACTAAACTTTTAGAGCTACCCTCAAGTCCTGTCAGTGTTACAATTCTTCCAACTGGCATACCACCGTAAAGTTGATTACTTATAATCAAATCTAACATTGTTGAGCCTGTTGAAACCCAATCTGTTACTGTTGATGGATCATCTTTTTCATCAAGAAAATAAGCAATTTTACCTTTGTCTTTATTTGCTTTATTAAGCTCTTTGGCTAATAAATCTGCTAATTCATCTCTACCAACTATGTTTTCTACATCTACATGTTTTGATGCGTTTTCTTTTTTTGCTACCATAGTATAAACCTTTATTAAATATTGAGATAACACACTATAAGCATATTATCTCAATATTTTTTGTTAATTTAACTCTGTTATTTACCTTCAAACAATTTAGTAAATACATCATCAACACTTTCCGATTTAGTAAGAGCTACTGTAACGGGAGCCGATGTAACTGGAGTTACTGTTGTGGGTGTAGTAGAAGCAGGAGTATTATTTGCTACTATAGCAGCTAACTCTGGATCAGCATTTGAATCACCTTCTTCAGGATGTAACCACACATCCATAACCGATTTTAATTCTTCATAACTAAGTTCAGGAAACAAATCCAAAAGTTTAGTTTGATTTGCGATTTTTCCAAGTAAATCCTTATTAGTCGGATCTACTGCGGGTTTCATATTTGGTTTAACACGAATAGTTGTTTCTGGAAATTGTTTTCCAGTTTCTTCTGCGGTTTTAAATTCCACAACAATATCACGACCATTTGCTAAATCTGTAATATCACCATAATCAGGATCACTCATAATTGATAGTAATTCCTGGTATACTTGTTTTCCAAAACCCCAAAACTTAACGCCCTCTTCTTCTGCACCACGAACCAAAACAGGAGCAAAAGTTCTCATCTTTGGTTCCAATTTTCTAGCCATCTTCCATTCTTCTTTATCACCGCTTTTCTTTAGTCTAGCAGCAAATTCCACAATAGGATCTGGCCGACCAAATGAATCGGGAGATAAATAAGTTTTACCATTCAAATTATAATGAAACTTAAGTTCACTAAACGGATTAGCAGGATTAAATTTATAGGGTACAATACGTACTTCCTGTTTACCTGGAGATGGTTTCCAAAGAAGATTTGATTTTTGGTTGGTGTTGTTTAATGAATTTAAACGACTTTTTATTTGATTAATGTCTAACATATATTTTTTAATTATTTAATTTTTGCCTCCACTAATTTTTAAAATTAATTTCCCCACACACGAATGTGGTCAGTAACTTCAATCTTATCTTTATATAAACCTATTCTGTCAATCTTTTCGCCTTTCATATCAAAAGAAAAACAAAGTTCAGTATCTTTTATGCGAAGAATTACCCACCTTCCGCTATCATCACATAATGCACCTTCATCTACTTCTCCTAAGTTTGTTGCTCTTAATTTGTCTGCGAACTTCCTCTAAACCAATAATAGTGTCGTCAATCTTTTTGCGGTCATCCCCTATGTCTTTGGCAATATCGTT